TCACCGGAAATCAGTACCCCGTTTCGATGGGGCAAAGTCGCCAAAGAATTTGTCCCGCGCCTCTTCAGAAACTAAAGCCGCTAATTCAAGGTCTGAGTAGTACCCAAGACTTTTGAACTTGCCATCAATCCTTAACGTTACCCGCCACTTTTTACGACCTTCATACCAGTTCACACCGGGAGCACCACTCTTATTATCAGAGCGAATTGGCATGTTCATGTTGTTCTGCTGTATTGTGCACTTCCTGATATTGCACCAGCGGTTATCATGACGAATTCCATTTCTGTGATCTACATTTTCTGCATATTCACCAGTCATATAAAGATACGCAAGGTGCTGTGCTTTATATAATTTCCTGTTAATTCCTATTCTGACGTAGCCGTGAAAAGGACAGACATTACCTGCCTCTCTGCCTTTGCGCCGATTCAATCCGTTAACAATCCATGTAAAAATACCGGTTTCTGGATTGTAGTGTATCAACTTCTTCAATTCACTTTGTGAGATCATTAGAGTTCCTCACCGCATCATAAGCAGCTTCACATCTTAATCCTGCCTTCCTTGCTCTGTCAGCCTCTGCTGCATACTCTCCCGCCGCTGCGTCAATTTCTCTAAACAGGACGGCAAGCAAACTGCTGGTGCTGGCCCTTGCCTTGCTGCTGATGGTAGCTCCGGCATTGCCGCTATCTGCCTGTAGTCTGGCGATGGCATCTGCGATACCGTCTTGCAGGCGCTTAGACTCAGCAGCAGCAATGGCAGCATTACGCTGCGCTGTAGCAATGTCCTTCTGTGCTTGTTCCTGGATTGCATCTATAGCCCCTTGCCGCTGTAGCTCAATGCGACGTTGTTGTTCTGTGAATTCCAGTTTGGCCTGTAGGTCACCTTGGTCACGAGCATGCCACTTAGCCTGCCAAGACCTATCAGCAATGCTGTAGCCAGCCCACAGAACCATCAGCACACCAACAGCCACTAGCAGCAGTGCTGCCAGTGGTTTCCAGTACGCTTTTACGAATGTCCAGATCATAAAAGTACCTTGCTGGCGGTGATGTATCGCGCGCGCCGGTCGTCGATACCGTTCTGGCCGCCATTGATGATCTGCGTGACACGTACCAGGTCGCCGGTGTACCTCATGCAACCTTTGGTTGAGAAGAACCACGCCGCGCTGCGGGCCGCGTATTCGTCCTGCGCCAGCAATTCTGGTTTCTGAACCAGATCCACCTTCAGGCCGTTGCCACAATCGCGATAGTTGTTCAGGCCGGTGATCTGTATAAGCCCGCGCCCGCGGTAGAACCAGCCGTCAGTCGGCCCGTTATTCCCCATGCGTTTGCTGTACACCAGGTTGGCGATCGCACGCTGGCGCTCCAGCGGCAACGATGGCTCACCAGCACGGCGGCCCAGCTCGTTGGCCTGGCCCTGAGTGAGACGCCCGGCGCGGACGAATCCTGCCAGCCCGGTAACGCTGTAGTTGAAGCTCTCCTGAAGCCGGGTGAAGCCGCCGGACTCATGCCCCACCTGCGCGATAAACATCGCCTGGTGCGCTGGCGCTTCAATGCCAAACTCTTTCATGGCCGCAGTGATATGCAGATACCAGCGCGTGGCCAACACGTCGCTGATGCCAGCTGCACGCTGGAATTGTTTAATGTCCATGCTGGGACCTCGTTATCTTGAAAATTTGCACCACGTTCCCTTTTGTCTTAATGAGCGCAGCCAGGAACACGGCTTTGATGATGACTTCTGACCAGTCGGCGCTGACGTAGTACCCGTAGAACGTCCGGATAGGTACGCTGGCGGCCACGACGATCAGCAGATAGGCGAGCCATCCGCCCCACCAGCGATGGCGTGACCCGTCACGGCGGAACAGAAGAACTCGGATTGCAATGCCACCGCAGATAGCGGCGTTCAGGATGAGAAGCAGTTCAGGACTGGTCATCGTCTTTTCTCCCCGGGATCAGGTCGCGCGGATTTTCAGAACGGTGATACAGCCAAATGCCAATGCGGACAGCGACGATAGCCGACACGAATGCCCCCGCTGAAAACACAATCCCCTTTTCAAAGGAGTCCTGTGTAATCGTGGGGATCATGCTGGCAATACCGATAAGAATGGATGCTGTCGCTTTGTAGAAGAGAAGGCCGCAGAAGAAGCTGAGGAACGCCAGAAGTAACCGCCGCTTTATGGGATATTCCACCGCTGAGGTAACAAAAATTACCGCACCAGCGAGTGCCCCTAAAGCCACCTCCGGCGGCACACCCGCGACCACAGAAATTAGCGCGCTCAGGCTAAGCCCCTGATTCAGCGATTCCGTGGTTAACGTGTGCGACATAGTGACCACCGTTTAATGTGCATAAAGAACCCCCTTAGTTGGTAAGTTCATCATACACAATAAACCATATGTGGATTAAATTTCATCGGATAACTCTTAACGAAATTACCCTAAAGGTGATAAAGTAAGGGTTTGTATTTTACGGATGAAAAAAGTGCTTAAGTTATTCTCCAGGTACACATCGATAGATGTCACAAACACGATCATTCATTGGGGTGTACTTGGTGTATGCTTGTGCGCTATCCATTTTAAAAGGATCTTTAACAATACTTCTTGCTCATCTTTTACTCTCTCACCTCAGCTTCGCTCATGGAGAGTGCCAGAAATCCTTTCTACTGGTTCCTTAGGGAAATATTTTGAAAAATAAATGCAAACATGAGATTGTTTTTTGCATGGCATATCCATGCCAAATCAAAAAATACGCTACAATACTATTTTTATTTCACAAGCGTTAGGCTTTGGGTTTGAAACATGAATAAAGAAATTAAAGCTTTAACAGGAATTAGGGGCATATTTGCTATATATGTTATGTTTTACCACATTAATCCAATGGGGTGGAGTTCAGATTTTATAAGAAATGGATACTTAGCTGTTGATCTATTCTTTGTTCTAAGTGGATTTATAATGTGCTACGTCTACAAAGAAAAATTCATCAGCAAGGTTGGTGAAAATAACTATATGAAGTTTTTATATAATAGATTCACCAGGATTTACCCTCTTTACTTCTTTGCAGTAAGCATAGTTTTCATATTTTTCACAAGCAAGGCTGATCAGGCTCGCTCTTTTTACACCTACGTTTGCAATATTATCTTTGCTCAATCTGTAACAGGTAATGGAATTATTGAGCCAGCGTGGTCTTTATCAACTGAAGTTATTGCCTATTTGCTGTTCCCATTCATCCTATCGATGTCATTTAAATATAAGCAGATTTATACAGCGGTAGTTTATGCATCACTATGCGCCCTATGTTTTATTTCTGTAAAATCAGCAAAAATCGATATTTTTACTGGACCGTTGGCCATTGTTAGATGCCTGAGCGAATATGTTATTGGAGTGCTAAGCTTCAAAATTTATGAATTCATAAAAATGAAGAGGATTAGCACTTCATTTTTGACTGACGCCTTATCGATAACTGCAATATTTATACTGTCATTTAAGGGGATTGATATTGTTGCAGTTATATTATTTGCTTTTCTAATAGCATCTCTCGCATCATCAAAGAGCATCACATCAATATTCCTCTCAAGTTCCATTATTTATTATTCAGGGTTACTATCTTACTCAATATATATATGGCACGGAGTATTTTCACGGAATCTTTCATGGCAAGTAAGACAGTTATCTGAGGGTGCTGGAATTAGTCACCTCTGGATGGCAATAGCTCTTACTCTCATTTCGTCTGTCATTACTTATCACCTGTTAGAAAAACCTCTCCATTATTTTTTAAAAAAACTAGCATGATATAAGTGAGGGTGGAGATCCACCCTCAATGTTTAGCTGGCTATAGCACCATATGATTTCCACCCGGCAGATGTATACACTTTACCTATGTAACCACCTGCCGCTGGAGATGTTGGGTCGTTGACCACATCTCCCACCCCCCATATGTTTGTACCCGCAATAATGTCAGCGCCACCTTTAGGAGTGACTCCAGATATATTGCGCTTCATAAAGGATGCTGTATTTAGCATTCGGTGATTATTGTTTGCTGTATTGTGTGTGACGCCTCCAAGGTTGCTGTCGCACAGCCAGCACGATTCTCGGTCAATACTCGGTGTTTGACTCTGACTCACACCAATACCGTAGGTCAAAGGCCAGGAACTACCCTCAAGGCTCGCGCTAAGCTCTACACGGGAAATACTCGTACTGACATACGTTCCATTTTCGAAAGCATTAACGATGCTCATAACCCCCGTATCCCCAGATCCCATGGTGGTTGGGGTATTAAGCTTAATGTCAATAACACTATCACGCACTTTACCTATGCGTGAGGCTAAATGACAGACGCTGGCTGTACCTTTAATATCAGCATCCTGGACAAGACTTGTATAGCTGGTAACACCAAGTCCTTCTGCCCCAATAGAAACGCCAAGCTTAAATCGCCGGGACGTGAAGTTTATCTTACATCCATACACAGCACCGACAGATAATGCTATTGGCTCATTCGCTGTGTAGTTAGCATCAGCCTCCATATGAGCTTTTGCAATAGTCACATTCATTGCACCGCTTATCATCAGACAGCGATGAGTGAATCCCGTAGTTGCCTGGTTAAAGCGCAGGGTGGCATTTCCAACATAGACGTTTCTTACGTTGAAGTCACCAGTGTCTGTACCGTTCTGTTTGCCAATGATTGATAGTCCGCCTTGCGTTCCTGCTGAATAGGCAAAGATATCCCCGATATAGACATTATTAACTTTCTGGTAATAGTAGTTCGGTTCGATATCTAAACCAGACGGCATTGATTGCCCTTCAACCACTCCTCCGTGTTTCCATGAGAAAACCTTACCTATGCGCAACCAGTCCACTGCAATAATTGAGATCGCGTTTCGCCCATCGAAGTCGCTGTTAATTGATTCAATGAAAGGGTAGTCCATATTTGTTGGCGCTGTTGGCCCTCCTACAGGGTTACTGTTACCCTGCAAGTTGTTAAGGTAGATACCGTCTCCGCGTGTTTCTTTGAATTTCCAACCAATTTTATGATTATTGCCGCCATATGAGTGCACATTATGTAGGTGCGAGTCGTCAATTTTAGAGGCCCTTGCACCATCAATAGATATTAAACCCGCAATATCATTGACACCTTTTAGATATAAAACATACCCAGAAGCCGGGTCCCACGAATCAACGACGGTCCCGGCTTTTGAACCGTCACCGAAATGCCGAACATACCCCTCCCACCGGAATTTCAGACCGTCGTGTGCCGGACTGGTGCAGCGTAATGACGCGGCTGCCGGAGAAATATTTTTTGGGATGTATGCTTCTGCTTTAGCAGTCGCGCAGTTATCAAGCCATGCCTGTAGCTTGGTTGTTTCATCGCTACCGTCACCAACAACACCAAACTGACGGCAATCAATGCGTCCATCGTGACGCAGATACCATCCTTTTCCTGATGCATCAAAGAACTTAAGTTCATTACCTGTTGAAGCGATTCCTGTTGTACCATCAGCGAAATATGTAGAAGATCCAACCCCGATTACATGATGACCGCGCGTCAGGATGTACTTTGACTGCCCTGCATTCGCAGCAAGGGCCGCTGAAAATGAATCGACGACATAAACAGAGCCGCCGATCAAAGTAGAGCCAGTAGGTTTTGCCAGTTCAATAAGAACGTCTGATGCAGAACCAGATGGAGGTAACGTTACAATTGGATTCCCGGAGTTATCGAAGGCAACGATTTTGTTCGCCCTGGTTGCAGCACCTGGGAGTGATGGGATGTTTTCAGGGGTTCGCAGAGTGCGGTTAAAGTTCCCGCTCGCCAGCGTATCAACATAATTCTTGGTAGCTGCATCCTGGGGGTCGCGAGGGTCGCGCAGATTACGGATGTAGTTGTTCAGTGCGTCGTACCAGTTCGCGATACTGGAAGGCTTCCTGAGCGCCAGCCTGAACATGCTCCCAACCTGCTGGATAAGCATCGTCAGCTTATCGAACGCATCTTCATGCACCTCAGCAAAGAACTTCCCTTGGTTGCGCAGGTCTGTTTCCTGCGTCGGCTCCAGCTCACGAGCAATAGAGATCTGCCAGCCTGTTGCCAGCGGAGCAGTGAGTACCACGTTACCGCCGCTGTATCCTCCTGCGTTCGTAACCGTATAGTCAGTATCCAGCACCAGCACTGTCATGTTTTCGCTCAGGTCGACAACTGAGACAGCAAGGTCTGTTTTCTTGATTATGCGGAAGGTATACGGGAAGGATGTCGTAACGCCGTTCCCGGTGTAATCGTTATGGTCAACTACGGTTGATACCGTCATGGCCTCTCTCCATTAAAGCAGCGCCCGGCGCGCGTGCATCATCAGGACAGTTTATTACCTGGCAAACCTTATATGAATTGAATGAATAACAATCAGTAAAGTTATTACCTTTTGGGTAAATGGCAATTCGTGCTGGATAGTATTTCAAACTTTTGCTACTGTACATTTATACAGTGAATGCATGGAGATTATCAGATGCAACGTCAGTATCATCACCCGCTGGAAAAAGGATTTGCCGAACGAATACACACGCCGGGAGGCGTCCGCTCCCTTGTTGAAGATTCTCACCTGATGACGTTGCTGCGCCAGCTTGGTGAGGATGGTTTTAACGTTGATGGTCCGATGGCTGAGCTGACTGCTCTGGTTAACTATGTCACCAGCTCGCAGATGTCTATGAAGGATCTGCAAATGCATCTTGATTACTGCGTGGAAAAACTGAAGCAGGAAACGACATAAAGCAAAGGCCGCAGGCGCGGCCTCGTGACATGTCACAATAGCGGTAATTTAAACACTATCGCAGCAAGTATGACGAAGGTCGCGAAGTAAACGACCTTCACTGAAGTCTCCCCAAGCCATCCTTTCCTGATAGCGAAAATCACCGCCCAAAGATAAACTGTGCCGCATACAACTACGACAGCAAACCAGAACAGCATCAATCCAATCCTGACTAAGATTTCCATCATTGGCCCACCGCCTTCCCGAGATCTGGGGCGCGCCGCGGCGCTGTTTCGCCAGGCTCCCACCAGCTCGTTGTGTTAAATTCCCGCTGCGCGCGGTCCCTTACCCGATCGTTGTACCCAGGGTTCGCCATCTCCTGAAGCTGTTGCAGGATCAGGTGATTGGTAATGGCTTTTGCATACCAGAGGTTTGCGAAAGGGGTGATCATTCGTGCCGTCTTAAGCGCGTCGGCACCGAAAGAAGTTTCTTCCCCCTGTAATGCCTTCTGCGGGTTCGTGATCAGCAGCTTGGTTAACTGTTCTGCAAAGCTGAGCACCGGACCGCCGATGGTGGCCGCGATACTTGAGCCATATTGCGTATGGTCCTGGAACAGGAAATCGCCGTAGATACCGAATGATCCGCCTTTCAGTAGAGCCTGTACCCATGTGGTTGGCTTTGTCATATCCAGTGGGTCATTACCGGTCAACAGGCTATTCATCTGGTTTGCAAACATCCCGGCCAGAGTTGTGCCTGCAATGTATGAAGCGAGGAATTTAAGAGCTGGTACCGTGTCCAGATCATTAGCCCGGTTTACCAACTGGCGGAACCCGGCGAATGGCGTGGTTTTGAAAAGCATGAAGCTCTTAATCAACTGTCCGGCATCGTCTCGGGCATAGGTATCCAGACCTGTGGCGGTCGTTACGGCGCTGGTCATTTCACCGTGTGTGATACCCAGCAATTTCTGAGCGGCTTCGGCGCGGGCATTGCGAACCATACGAGTGATGGTCTGCTCTGCTTCTGCGTCAAATGCTTCTTTCATCCGCTTCAGACGTTCAGGAGGTAGATCTCCAAGCTCCGCCAGTGCTGCTTCGCTACCGGCGCGCACCTGTGCAATACGGTCCGACATGATGCCGGTGATCACTTCATCGGGAACGGCATAGATCGCATCAGGAGTCATACCCATGTGGCCGGAGGTAGTCATTGGCTGTAGGTCTGCCGCTGCCATTATCGCCCAGTCTTCATTGCTCCAGCCTTTGTTAGCCAGGATGGTTTTATCTGACCCTTTAACGTCATCCAGCGTCTTAAATTTGCGGGTCATTTCGCCAATGTTTTTATACATCAGCAGGCCGAAAGCCGCCTTATTGGCGCGGTCCATGGCGATCAGACCGGACCATTTCAACGTTTTTTCTGCGAACCAGCCGGTGATTCCGCGCGACAGGTCAAAGCCGCCCATCTTCGAGACTACAGCGGCATGCGAATCCACCAGCAAGCCGAGTTCTGCATTGGCTCGTTTCGCATCACCGCTGAACAGGTTTTTTATGGTGTTAGCCGACAGGCGCATTCCGTCTCGGGTGAAACCGAGCGCCTGGGCATTGGCGCGCATAATAGCCTGGTCGCTGGTTGCCGTCAGTACGCTGGTACCGAGCATCGCGCTGGTCATCAGGTTACGCAGACCGCCAACAGCAGAAGTGAACACGCTGGATGTGGCCACACCGTTAAGCCCGGCCATAGAGTTAAACATCCGCTCGACCATCTTGCGCTCTTCGTTCATGTGCCCCACGGGCTTTCCACCTGTGACAGCACGCTGATACACCCGGTCAAGCACCAGGGAAAAGTTGCGCGCAGCATCCGGGCCGAATGCTTTAACGACACCCAGATCGCGGGAAGAGGATTGCAGGTGCGACATCATCACGCCCACTACAGGCTGCTGCGTATAGCGCTCCATGTAGGCAAAGTGTGATTGTGCATCCTTGAACGCCATCACCCTGCTCTGTGAGCCACGGTTTTTTATCCCGCCGGTGCCCATGAACGCGCCCGGGTCGATTTTGTTGGCGCCGTCGGTGGCCTTCGTTTCAAAGATCGCTTCCAGCGCCTGGCGATACTCGATGTCATTCATCGGGCTGCCGTCCGGATTAACGTAGTTGCTGCGATCCTGCGTGTTGTAAACGTCGTCCACCCACGCCTGGCGGGAAAACTCTATCGGCGGCTGGCGGCCTGACAGTCGCGCTTTGGCCTGTTCTGCCACCGGCAATGATGCCAGCCATTCATCTCGTCCGGCGTTGCGAATAAAATCAGCGTCGTCCACATAGGGAAGATGCCAGTCGTCTCGTAGGCCGATATCAAACCCGTTGTCGTTCATTTCCTGCCGGGCCCGGCTGGTGACGTCATTCCATACCTGGGCGATTTTTTTCGCCTGCGGGTTCCCGGTGTCCTCGCCATATAACTCTTTCAGGATCTGGAACTGTGCTGACTTTGCCGCCTGCTGGTCGAACAGACTGCGGAAACGCTGCTCGCCGAGTGCTTTGCTCTGCTCGAAGAATTTACGGACGTCATCACCGGCTTTGAGCAGTTCAGCACTGAGCTGGCGTGACCAGTCCTGATATGCTCCGGTTGCCAGTTCCTCGGCCGAGGTCACGGCAATATCCTTACCGTCAGTTGTGCGCCGACCTGCGAAGATAAACTGCTGCAAATTGGCGGGTGTTTGCTGCTCTGGCGGGATATTGGCGTCGAGGGTGTCAGTCACCCTGCTGATGGCGATCGCGTTCTGAGCGACGCGCTGGCGCTTCTTATAAACGTCATGCACAACGCGCTGGCGCACAAGATCAGCGGCCTCCATGTACGTCTGCGCATCAGGGATGCCAGTCTTGCCTTCCCTGGCATTTTTTTTATGTACCTGCCGCACGGCCTCTTTGATACGGTCCTCAATACCTTTCAGCTCGTCAGCCTTTGGCTGGCGGCCCAGTGTCTGCGCAATGGCTTCAACACATGCCTGTTTCATTATGGATTCCTCAGGAAGCACGCGGCGGCGACTGAATAAACTTTCGATTCGTTCTGCACGGTCTGGATTTGTTCATCAAACTCAGCCAGAACATCAGAGAGTTGTCCGGTGTCGGGGTGCGTAATTGTCAGATCCGGATTAGTGGTCGCCATATCACGCGCCGCCATCAGGTCGTAACTGTTGGATGAAATAGCCTGGCCGGTATCGGGATCCACACTGACCTGCCCGCCAGTTTCGTCTGCTGCCGTGAATGCGCTTTCGGCACGCGGAGCAGGAGCCTCTCCAGCCAGTTCTGACGGAGTTTCATACCTGACACCATTCTCTTCGAAAACCTGCTGCATTGCATGGTACTGCTCGTTTGCAGATTCCAGCATGCCAGGACGGGCCGGACCATCCAGCCCGCGCGCCATCATCCCGACGTTAACAGGTTGGCCGTCATTCAGCTGTCGATACGCTTCGTCCATGGCTGCCACATGGCTGTTGATGCTCTCGTTGCTGGCATGCAGCACCGGGGAGGATTCCAGATCGTAATAGAGCCCCTCATTCAGAGTGTGGGCGGCATCGATATCGCTTGGCTTAATAGCAGAAATATCTGGCGTGGCGGCAGGTTCTGTCACTGGCGACTGAGAATCCGAGCGAACCGGCGATCCTGGCGCGTCTGTCTCTGGCACTACTTCGGCCACAGGCGATGGCTCTGCGGTTGCATCAGGTGCGCTACGCACTTCCGCCGCCGGGATCGGTGCTTCAGAATCTGGCGGTGGCGGTACGTCAGCATTTCGCGCGGCCAGGTGGTGAGCACCACCAAAGGCACCACCCAGCACTGCATCCACCAGCATCGCCTGGCCGTCGAACACGCGGTACTGCTTCGCCATCTCGGTGTATCCTTTCTCCTCCAGCGTTTCGCCGACGGAGTAACGGTTCAGTCCACCGAACCCGGTGTTGATTGCCACACCTGAGGCGATGCGCGTTGCCAGTGTAGTCCCGATGGCAGCAGGTAAGGCCATGCCCGCTGAGTTGAAAAGACTCTGCTGCGTTGCCAGATTACGCGCAGTAGACTCGTCAACACCCTTTCCTTTGAAATCCTGATAGGACTGTTCATAAGTAGAGCTGAATGCCGTGGCAGCACCGACCGCAGGTCCGCCGACAATTGTCGCACCAATGGCTGGCACAAACTGACCCAGACCGTAAAGCACCTCGGCAGCGGTACCCTGGCTACCCGCATCAGGCTTCACGTAACCCCGCGCATCCTGCAGTTGCTTGCCGATCGTGTCGTAGGTTTCATTCAGAGCTTTGTCGGCATCCGGAAACATAACACGGAAGATATTGACCGTCGGCGCAACGTCTGCGGTGAATGCAGGATCGCTGATCAGGCGCTTGCTAAAACCAACGGCGGACTGAGCCAGGCCGAGAGTACCTTCCGCCACGCCGCGCACCGGCGCAGCAATTGAGCCCTGGAAGAATGTAGGCTCATAGTCTTCAGGACGTGCTGGGTTGGCCGCTGTTTTATCGTAGGTCCACGCCTGGCCTTCCGGAGCCAGAGAAAATACATCAGACATTATTCGACCCTCACGACGATTGCTTCATTGGTTTTCGGATCCGTCGCCCAGCGCCCACTACCGCTTACCAGCCGGTACTGGTTATTCCCGATATTGACCGGGGTGAAGTTTGATGCGGAATTGACATTCAGCCCGGCATCTTTCAGCGCCTGCTGCGCAGATGCGGTGTAGCGGTCCTTGAAGGTGGATTTATCCATGCCGAACGGCATTACCACATCGCCACCATTAAAGCCCTTGTACACGCCGCCTGTGGCGTATTGCGCCGCCTTTTCCACTACGTCGGAGTTGGCTGCATCAGTGCGCGTCATTGACGCATCGCCGGACTGATAAGCTATCCCGGCATAAGCGGCTTTGAAAAGGTTGTAGCTGAGCTGGCGCGCCTGCGCGTTATTGGCGAATGCATTACCCACCTGATCGTCGAATGCTCGTTTCAGCTTATCCTCGCTCGGCAACTGGACCGGAGTTATCCCAGCGTCTTTCATCGCTTTTGTCGGATTCAGCAACTGGTCACCGGCCAGAATCACCTTAGAAACGTCGTACTTGTTCATGGTCGGCTTGTAGCCGATGAACTGACTGTAGGCGATAGACGGCTTTTTATTGTCGTACTGGTTATCCGGCGTGCCAAGCAGCAGCGCGGAATAGGCCGTTGCTGCGTTGTTCGGCGCGATAGCTGAAGCCACCTGGCGCATAGCCGGAGCCGAGAGCGTTTCACCCATGCTCTGCAGCAGGCTGATGGTCTGGTTAACGTCTTTGGTGCCGCGCACCTGCTCAGACAGCGCAGCGGCCTCCTCACTGGACAGGATGGGCGCATTGATGCCCAGCGCGCGCAGGCTCTCCTGAGATGAGAACCGGTTGGCAACCTCTGCAGTGATGTCGTTAGGGTTGTTGCTGGCGATCGGCTTATAGGCGCCAATCTCTACCGCAGCGTTGAACGGGTTATTCTGGCGCTGGCTGATTACCTTCGTGGCCGCCGCCGATACCTGGTCGAACAATTCAGCGCGGGATGCATAGCCTTCGCCTGTTTCTTCGGTGCCGGGGCGCAGCTGGTCAACGTAGGCCGTTATGCTGCTCGTCGGCATATTGCGGAACGAGCCAATGTACTGCCCGGCGATCTGCGTGTTTTTGAACTCGGTATACCGGAGATTACCTTCGCGCACGCCGTAGGCAGCGAGGAAGTCGGTCTGTGTTGGAGCATTGGGGAAATCCACGCCGCGCATGTAAGCCGCAGTTGCGTCGCGGACCTGACTGTCAATGCTGGTGCGATATTCCGCCTGCTGCTGCTTACGGATTTGGTCAGCCTGACGGAGGAAGGTAGCCTGCGCCTCCGGTGATGCCGCGTCGAATGCTGCGTTCCCGGTGTAGCGTTTGGTGCTGGTCGGAAGCTGAGACAGACCGATTGCCGCGCTTACTCCGGTTGAGAGCTGCTGATCGCTGTACGGCTGACTGCCGTTCTCGTGCTTGATGATTGCTGCACACAGAGCCTTCAGCGTGTCAGGATTTGATGCATCAAGCTGCTGATCTGCCGTCACGCCGAGCTGAGCACAGACAGCCTTGATGTAGGCGTCGGTATTATTATTGTCAGACGGCGGCGCCCAGCGGTTGATGATGTCGCTGACGGTATCGATACCCTGGCGCTGATAAGACAGCAGGTTGCGGCCCAGCGCGCGAATGCCATGCTCCGGAGTTTCGAATTTAGCAAATCGACCATCATCACCGGTCTGTCCAACCCATGGATTTGTTTTGCTGTATTCGAGGTTTCCGGGGTTGTTATTGCGAATGCCGCGAGCGCTATCGCCTGAACCACCTTCAGATACCGCACGGCGTGAACCAACAGCCGTGTCGCTCAACTCGCCATTGCTCTGGATAAACTCGATAGAGTTGTTAGCCGACCACTGAGAAAGAGCTGTATCAGCAACCTTCTCTTTGAATTCGGTCTTTTTCGCCTGAATCTGCTCGGCGCTCCAGCCATGCGCGGCGCCATAGGTTTCGATCTGCTGAAAGGTCTGCTGGTTGTACAGCACATAGTTGGCGTTATCGCCGTACGCAGATGCTGCCAGTTTCCCGTTGTTCTCCAGCGTAGCCTGGAACTGACCTTCTTCGTAGGCGTTAAGTTGGTTGATCTCGTGGCGCCCGGCCTGCGTCGTGAACTGGGTCCGCATTTGCTGCGCCTGCTGCATGAATCCGGCGCGGGCACCTTCCGGCAGGGTCATGGCGATCTGCTCTGCCTGTGAATCAAACTGTTGGGTGTACTCCTGGCCCTTGCCCAGCGCATTTTTACCCTGAAGATTCAGCAGACCGGTATCCGGATTCGTCAGCAGATCACTGGAAATCTGGCTGAGTTGCAGCGATGCATCCTGTGCCTGTGCAACATCTGCACGCTGCTTGGCCTGCGCGAACATGTCGATAGCCTTTGGCGCCACCTGGGCAATGACATCGCCGACATTTGGCTGCTCGAATGCCTGAAGGCCGGGAGACTGGAATCCACGACTTTCAACCTGGCGACCGGTTACTGTTGGTACTGTTGGCATTTAGGTATCTCCTTATCGACCGGTACGCGTGCCGACAGCCGCGCTGATTGGCGCAGCTTTCTGTGTGAATGGCGACCATGTACCGCCAGCCATTTTATAAGCTCCGTAAGCCTGTAGCGGCGTTGTGAGCAGCGTTGTCATCGCCCCCATATTCCCCTGCTTACGCGCGGATACCGCCTGGGCGTCATAGTTGGCTGACTGAACCTGATAACCGTAAGCCTCGCGCTGGGCGTTGTTAACGGTCGTCAGAGCATCCAGCGTGCCGAACTGAGCGGTATCACCGAAGATATCCAGAGCATTACCGGTTGAGAGGTCTGCCCCGGTGGCCCCCATTGTTGCCGCCTGTGTCCCGGCAGCCTGCCGATTACGGCGGCGCACTTCCTCGGCCTGGGCATTGCCACGGTTAATCGAGTCCTGCGCCTGAGCCTCTGCCACATCCGCATTCTGCTCAGCAACAGCAGCAGAATATTTGCCTGTCTCATACTGGTTGTAAGCTGACAATGCGCCTGCCGCGAGCGTCGCACCGGCTAAAATTGTGGTGGGTTCGCACATTATTTTCTCTCCATGTGGAAGCGATGAAACAGAAGACCGTGAGCGCCGTACGGCTGTGGTTCTTCAATGGTGAATCCCAGCCAGTGCAGCCAGATACGCGCTGTGTGGTTGCGGGCATCAACATAGTTTTCAAGATACGGGTAAACAGCCAGCATTGCATTGACCACTTTCCCGCAGCGTCGAAGGAAGGTGCGCTGGTATTTCTCCAGCGCATCGGTGCCCACCAGCCACGGGATACCGTTACCGCCGATCATTGATGCCGGCGCCACGCCGAAGATGGTTACCACTTCACCATTAATAAGACCGGCACAGGCGAAGGTCGACGTGCGCAATCCGGTTTCAAGAACGCGACGCGGGCTCCATCCGTTTGTTGCCAGGAATTCATCAACATCAGCCTGGCGAACATTCTGGATCATGGCTTCGATATGTTCCTGGGTTGCCGGTACGATCTGAGCTTTAATCATCAGAATCCCCCGACCGTCATGCGCGGCAGGACCGCCAGAACAGAAAGCGGAAGTGGATCGAGCTGGCGCACCTTAACGCGTCCGTTCTTATCCCAGTTGCTGTCGAGCTTCACTTCCACCTTCCCGGTAGCGTCATCAACCGGATCGTCGTAGAACTCAAACTCACGCTGAGGATGCTCGTACCATTCTCCGCCCGGAGTGGTTGCCCAGATGCCGCGGCTGGCGTTGACCACCATCGTCACAGTGGGGATCACCTGCTTTTTATCCAGCAGCGTTTCCTGCCCGTTGATGTTGATGTCCAGCGTTTCGAATTCAGCGGTGATCGGCAGCCCGATATGCACCACTGCGCCAGGCGATTCCAGTGTGACAGCCCCGCCTGTTACGGTTTTCTGGGGCTCAACGCTGGCGTCTGAGAGGATGTTGACTGTCTGGCCTTCGAGGTGTGACAGACCGCTGAAAGTCTGGCGGGCCATCTGCCAGTTAGTTGTGGCCACAGTGCGCAGCACCGCAGGTACGTTACGGTTGAAGCGCACAACCACGGCGGTATTACTCGTTACGGAGATAATGTCGCCACGCAATTCTTTCGCCACCACTTCGCCGGTATCAGGATCCGTTTCTGAGTACGGGAACTGGATCTGAGCGCCAACGTCAGTGCCCACGAAATACGCCCCGCCGCTTATCGTCACCGGGTAGTCAACCTGATAGCTCCAGTCACCAATGCCGCCGCTGATGGTCATAGTACGTGTTGAGGTATTGCGTCCGTCATAGCTCAGTCCGCAATCGACAAAGAAAGCATCTTCATCACTGGTAAACAGGCGGCTGGACAGGCGCTCTATGTAACGTTTCGTCTGGCCGTTGATGGTGCGGTTAACCACGAAGTAAACAGCATCCTCGCTGCCTTCGCTGATGGAGCAGGTGCTTTCGTACTTTCCGGTGCTGGACTGCGGCGCCCAGGCGAACACCTGCTGATCGCGCAGATAGGTCAGTACCAGCAGTTTGCCGTCGTCGCGGATGCAGAACGCGCTGCTGTACGGCACGATGCAGAATGACCAGTCGACAATGCTGCGCTTCTGGAACAGGTGGTTTGCCAGTATGGTCAGGTCGGTACCCTGGTATCCGTCGACGTCGAAGGAATAGGCCAGATCGCGCACAACGCTCCCCTTTTCCTGGATGAACAGCGCGATGTTTGCCACCGCGATCGGCGGCACATTGCTGGAGCCGTTGTTACCCTGCGAACTGAACGAAAACGCCGACGGCGTGAGGACCTTATTCTGGTCTCCTGATATCGTATATTCCCCGCCGGATGTCAGCGCGACCAGGCTTCCGACGTCGATAAGGTGGCGGATCTCATTCACCTGTCGCCCGGCGTAGGTGTAGATGATCCGATCGTCATCCTGGA